ACAATCTATGGAAAAGGTTGCCCCATGCATGTTCGTGGTGCGCTTCTCTATAACTACTATATAAAAGAGAAGGGTCTGACAAATAAGTATTCTCTCATCAATAATGGTGAGAAGATTAAGTTTGTCGCATTGAAAAAAGCAAATCCAATCAGAGAGAATGTAATTTCTTTTATTTCGGACTTCCCTCATGAGTTGGGTCTTGACAAGTATATCGATTACGATTTACAATTCAACAAGGCATTCCTAGAACCTGTAAAGGTTATTCTTGATGCTATTGGTTGGAATGTAGAAAAAACTGTAAACCTTGAACTATTCTTTGGATAATGGATTTTTTAAAAGATATTGTAAAAGAGATCGGAGATGACTACACCAAACTCGCAGCAGACATCGACGACACTGAAACGTTTGTGGACACAGGTTCGTACATCTTTAACGGACTGGTTTCAGGTAGCATATTTGGTGGTGTATCTGGGAATAAGATTACTGCCATTGCTGGCGAGTCTTCTACTGGCAAAACTTTCTTCTCTCTCGCCGTTGTCAAAAATTTCCTTGATTCTAACCCTGATGGGTATTGCTTATATTTTGACACTGAAGCCGCTGTCAATAAGAATCTTATCGCAAGTCGGGGTATTGACCTCCAACGGCTTGTCGTCGTCAATGTCGTAACCATTGAAGAGTTCCGTACCAAGGCACTCAAAGCGGTAGACATTTATTTAAAAACCCCCATAGAGGATCGCAAACCATGTATGTTTGTGCTAGACTCATTGGGGATGCTTTCCACGGAGAAAGAAATCAGAGATGCTCTTGACGACAAACAGGTTCGCGACATGACCAAATCGCAACTTGTCAAGGGTGCTTTCAGGATGCTCACCTTGAAACTTGGTCAAGCAAATATTCCACTCTTAGTAACAAACCACACCTACGATGTCATCGGATCTTATGTCCCTACTAAGGAAATGGGAGGCGGCAGTGGCCTCAAGTATGCCGCGTCTACGATCATTTATCTCAGCAAGAAAAAAGAAAAGGATGGAACGGAAATTGTCGGAAATCTTATCAAGGCTAAGACGCACAAGTCGCGTTTAAGTAAGGAGAATAAAGATGTTACTATACGCCTCTATTACGATGAGCGTGGTCTTGATAGATATTTTGGTCTTCTGGAACTCGGTGAGATTGGCGGACTTTGGAAAAACGTTGCTGGTCGATATGAGATAGATGGCAAGAAGGTGTATGCTAAAGCAATCTTGAAAGATCCTGAAACATACTTTACCGAGGAGGTTATGGAAAAGTTGGATGCTATTGCTAGGGAGGAGTTTTCTTACGGTTCATGAATGTACTTGACTTTGTTCTAAAAATTGATAATGTACTACCTGATGATGTATGTGATGAACTAATTAAACTCTTTGAAGAAAGTGAACATAAAGATAGATTAGAAAGGAAAGGATATCCAAACTGGACTAATCTTTTTATTTGTAATCACCATCCTAAAGCAGAAGAAAAACTCAACAATGTATACTTGGCAGTTGCCCGTAAGTATCAGGAATGGTTAGGCGAGTATGGACTTTACTTCAATACAAGAGACTTTGACTTTGAAGGTTCTAATATAAAAAAGTATGTTGGAGGAACCGATGATGTATACAAGAGACATGCTGATGTAGGATGTGTTGGTACAAGTCAGAGATTTGTTGCAATGTTATTCTATCTCAATGACGATTTTGAAGGTGGAGAGACTATCTTTTATCCTGAGATGTCAATTAGACCCAAGAAAGGATCTGTGATAGTATTTCCTCCGTACTGGATGTTTCCTCATGAAGGCACCCCTGTAATCAAGGGTGAGAAATACATCATGTCAACATATTGTCTTTGGAATCATAAAGGAAATTAGAATGGACAAGATTGAGTTTTTGATTTTGAGAAACCTTCTTCATAATGAAGAGTTTTGGAGAAAGGTTATTCCTTTTGTGAAGTCTGAATATTTTGATGATGCTAATCAAAAGATCGTATATGAGGAGATTCAGTCTTTTGTTACTCAATACAATGACATTCCCACTAAAGAGGTTCTGAATATTGAGGTTGAGAAGCGCAATGATATTAATGAGCAGGTCTTTCAGGAGATTTCAAAAGTCATTAGTTGTCTTGACAGTGAACCTGTTGATCTAGAATGGTTGATGGATACCACTGAAAAATGGTGTCGTGATCGTGCTATATATTTGGCACTCCTTCAGTCAATTGGTATCGCTGATGGGAATGATGAGAAAAGAACACCTGATGCTATTCCATCAATCTTATCGGAAGCTCTTGCTGTCTCTTTTGATAATCACATTGGACATGACTACTTAGAAGATTACGAAGAGAGATATGATTCCTACAACAGGAAAGAATCCAGGATTCCGTTTGACCTTGAATTCTTTAACAGGATTACCAAAGGTGGTCTTCCTAATAAAACACTCAATATTGCTCTTGCTGGCACTGGCGTCGGCAAGTCTTTGTTTATGTGTCATATGGCTTCTGCTGTTCTACTTCAGAATAAAAACGTATTGTATATTACTGCTGAGATGGCTGAAGAGAAGATTGCGGAACGTATTGACGCAAATCTTTTGAATGTAAATATTCAGGATCTTGCTGATCTGCCCAAACAAATGTTTGAGAGTAAAGTTAATAGCGTTTCTCAAAAAACACAGGGAACTCTTATAATTAAAGAATACGCAACCGCATCAGCACATGCTGGACACTTTAGGTCACTTCTTAATGAACTTGCACTTAAGAAGTCATTTAGACCTGATATTATTTTCATTGATTACCTTAATATATGTGCTTCCGAAAGATATCGCGCTGGTAGCAATGTCAATTCATATACAGTTGTCAAGGCAATTGCTGAAGAGCTTCGAGGGTTGGCTTGCGAAGCAAACGTCCCTATCGTTTCTGCCACGCAGACCACTCGCTCTGGTTATGGCAGCAGTGATATTGAACTCACTGATACTAGTGAGTCCTTTGGGTTGCCTGCTACTGCTGATCTTATGTTTGCCCTTATTAAAACTGACGAGCTTGAGGAGTTGGGACAGATACTAGTCAAACAACTCAAGAACAGGTATAATGATATTACCTTGTATAAGAGGTTTGTCGTGGGTATTGACAGAGCAAAGATGAGGTTGTATGATTGTGAGCAATCGGCACAAGATGACTTGCTTGAAAGCAAACAAGAGGAGTATGAGTACGAAGACAAACCAAAAAAGTCCTTTGAGGGATTCAAATTCTGACATGGGACTTACTACAAGAGAGATGCAATCTCAATTGGTTGCTAAAGATGCTCCTCATTATTATGAGGTGAAGATCGAGGGTCATCCTAATGGAGTCCCACAAATGCATTGCGGTCAAGAGAGAGATGCCATTGATATGTGTGAGAGGTATCCTGGATCTGAATATATGAAGATCTATCTCCCTCATCCTCCACAGACTGTGGATGTTCCGTATATAAGGGTAGCGCCTGATTTGGAACTACCGATGCAGCAAATCCTACCTGAAAGTCAACAAGAACCACTTAATTTAGAACTATGACCATTGATCCCGCAAAATATATTGACTTCGTTGCTCAAACGACTAGTCGTCCAAGCACTTACTTTCAAGATTTAGCAACACGATTTGCTGAACTTGAGGGACTGGGTGCTGATGTTCCTAAATTGACAACCGCTGCTCTTGGCATCACTGCCGAAGCAGGAGAGTTTGCTGAAATTGTAAAGAAGATGTTCCTTCAAGGTAAACCTTATGATGAAGCAAATATCATTCATATGAAAAAAGAACTTGGTGATATTATGTGGTATATGGCACAAGCATGTATGGCACTCGACACCAACTTTGATGAACTCATGGAAATGAATGTTGATAAGTTGAGTGCTCGTTACCCATCGGGCACATTTGATGTCCACTATTCCGAGAACCGTAAGGAGGGAGACCTGTGATTAAGATTGAAATGGATGTGAGAACTGCTGCAGCAGTTCGTGAATCTTTATTTCGAGATACAAAAGATTACACCTATGATCTAACTTGTTGTCCACAACGAGTTGTTGATATTCGTAACGTGATTGTAAATCTAGATACAGAGATTGAAGAAGAATTACAAAAAGCAGTAAAAGCAATTAAGGAGAGCGATGAAACTACTGACGCTTGAAGATTATCAAAAGGCAGGTGAATCATTCTGGCCAAAGTATTGGTACGTTGCCAAAGAACTGGGTGAGGATGCGAAACCTGAAGACATCTTAAAAGTTATGGAAACTCTTGGTGGTGTCGCACTAAAGGTGGCACTGGAAGAAAAACTGACTGGACCTTTTGGATTTAATAAAAAGAAAGAGGAAGATGATTCAGACATCAACTGATACAGTAACAGTGCCAGAGGGTGCTGAACTTATTGATGAGTGCTTCTATGTTTGGGAAACTAGGTATGGATTGTATTCTACGATGACAAAGGAAGGTCGTCAGATGATGACTGGTGCCACTAAAGATGGGGTTACCGTTATGACACGTTGGCATCTTAAATGTGAACAAGAAGGCACATTGGAAAAATATACTAGAGTTGTTGGTCTGTCTCTTATACACATCTGACGCTGCCGACGATCTACTCTGTGTAGATCTCGGTGGTCGCCGTAT